CATTAACACTACAGTTGAACAGGAGGAAAATGTAGATGGCACAGATAGTAATTAATGAAATAAGCCAAAATTATACATATAATATTGGCACACATTCATATGCTACTGTCGCAATGCCTATCACATCGTCTTGGGGACCTGGGTTCTTCGATCCGGAAACCTATTATGGGTCAGATACGATAGGCAAGTGCGAAGATCCAATTGATTACATGCTAGAGCACACAGCTTGGAAGCGTTTTCCAGCTACTCAGCAAGGTCTTGAGTCATTTGTTAGCACATATAGAGGTCCTGCAGCTCCATATCGTCGTGCAAAGGATTTTTCATATCAGATGGCAATGACTCTTCTTACAGCAGGGTATGATGTACTTGTTTGTAGACTGTCTCCTGGATGTCGTGCAGAAGGTAGCTTCAAGCAGAAGGATAGCGATGGTATCATCACATTCAAAGCTAAGTATCCTGGTACATTTGGTAACAACATCCAAGTAACATTCAAGAAGAACATCTACTTCGATGGAGCGACCAGAACAAAGCGTATCTATTGGAGTGTAATTACTCACATAGTAGATGTTTCCGGAGTTAAAACATCTGTTGAGAATATTCCGGTAGTATTCAATGTAGATAATTCAACTGATAATATCTATTATTACACAGAGGTTGATTCTGCTTTCTGGGACATCAGCTTAGAGGGAACAATAAACGAAGATCTAGAGAGTGCTAATGTGCCTGAGCCAAACGAGCCAGATGCTCTTTCAACAACAATATCCATTCGCCTGAAAGGTGGATCTGATACACAGGCTACAGGAAAAACTAGAGAAGACATAAAGAAGATAGCAGAAATCAGATATAAGTGGGCTGACATCTACAATGATGGTGCAGAGGAGCTGTATAACAACTACAGCATGTATCCAAACGTCTTCTTATCAGATGGCACAAACATCAGAGATGATGAATTAGATACACTTTACTACAAAGAGTGGTTATACACAAGCTTAGTTGGTTACCCAGTTAACACAACAGAGGATTTCATAGATCCGGATAACAAGCTTGTTAACTACGAAGGTGTATTTGATCTTCTTAAGGATAAGTTAGCATACAATCCGCAGAGAGTTATTTCGTCTGGTTGGGATGATCAGGACTATACACAGTTCTTTGACAACAGCGCAGAGATAACTAATTACATGTTTACAGGGCTTCCGATAGATCCAGAAACTGGTGAGGTAACCTGTCCTGATACATGCCTTGCTCCAATTTCTCCTATTCATCTTAAGCTGATGGAGGTTGGATATTATAGCAGATGCGCAACAGCTCTTATCGACATTCCGAAGATCGTAGATAGAAAGTATGTACACATTGAAGATGAGTACAACCTGAATAGAGAAGGCTACGCACAGAAGCTTGCAAGAGTTGTCCCGTACAATGCAGCCCTAGATGTTAATGGATCTTTATTCCATACACATTCTGCTCTATTTGCACCTTGGGGCCAATATACATTCGTCGGTACAGGTAAGATGAATACTGCTTGTCCATCATTCCTTGCGCTGATGATTCAAAGAGCACAGATCCTCAACCAGCCAATTCAGTATGAATGGGCTCTGCCGACAAACAGAAAGCATAATCTGAGAATCGGAAAACTTGATTACACAGTTCCGAAGAAGATATTAGACAAGTGGCAGAAGCTAGAAGGTGCGTCTGTCAACGTCATAACAACTATTCCAGATCTTGGCATCAACCTCTGGGGTAACTCAACGCTGTATGAAGTTCCTCCATCAACATATCAAGCTCTTGCTAATCTGTCAACACGTTATCTTGTTAACGCTGTTGAGGATTGCGCATACAAATGCGGTATCGGAATTACATTCCAGTATAACAACGATCAGGCATACAACAAATTCTATGCAGGAGTTACGCCGCTGCTCGATACGATGAAGAATGTAGGCGCAATTGAAGACTACTACGTCAAGATGGCGGCCGACATAAACGGACTTGATCAAGTTAACGCTAACACAGTTATCGGTAAAATCTATCTAGTTGTCAACGGAGTAATCAACGACATAATTGTTGACCTGATTGCTCTTCCGCCGGGTGTGGATCTAGATCAGTATAGATCATAGTATTTTGATTCGTTGTAGTACAGTAGGTAGGAAACTACCTACTGTATGTTTATTAGACGTATCAATTAAGGAGCTCAATTTATGAAAAGATATTGATCGTAGGGGAGGTAGCACGATGAAAGTTATAAAAGCTGCACGTAGTGTAGACAGTGATCCAGCTTCGTTTGCATCTAGGATCGCTGATGATATTTCCGAATTCTTAGATTTCACAAGTAGAGTTGAAAATTTGGACGACTACTTAGATGAAGCGGACATGGATGGACTTTCGAATTCTCTAGATGCTCTTTATTACTTTGCTCAAGCATACGCAACAGATAACCCAGAGTCACATAGAGGATAGTGTGCCAACATAAAATAAGCAGGTAGGTGTGCCAGCCTACCTGCTATTTTTATGTGTTGTAGGTACGCCATCCTACTTCCACTTTCCGTCAAACAGCTCTTCACAAGTCATTTCGTCGTCATCATAATAGAAATTATTTCTTGTCCAACCATTTTTCTGGAATGTTGTTACAAGGATATGATCTTCATTTACTGAGATGTGAACAGACTCGCCATCTTCATTTTCTCCGAACAGGATCTCTGGATACTCTTCATGTTTCATGCATGTTTCGTGGATCCATTTAGGGTCATGGAGCCTATCTTCGTTGATTTCGATTGTTTTGATATCCATTTCTACCTCCTTAAGTATTGCGCATGAACCTATGTAGTAAATAACGATTCGCCTAACCTTCTATAGTGTTGAACAAACTTCTTTGGTAGATTGCACTACAGTACAGCGAATAGGAGATTAAATAAATATGAGCATAATAAGCATACAGCAGCTAGTAATCGTTACATTATTTGTATTCTCTATATGTATACTAGGGTTAGCAATCAACTCAATTCGAACAGCTGTTAAACGTAAAATTATAATTGAGATGAATAGGGAGATGGCCAAACACAACATAAATGGATGGGTTGTGCTGATAAATGTGAAACAGAAGATTGTCGGTCTTTACAAAGATGGACATTCCGTAAGTCATGACAAGATATTCATAGGACCGGAATTATCGGGACAGATAAAAACATTCCAAGATAATCCAGATCACGGAAAATTCACATTAAAGGATTTTCAGACACTGAACGTAGACGTATCTAAAAGATCCTATAGGGTTCTCTACGAATATCAAGTACCGCAGGAAACACCCGTTATATTCTATTAACTAAGTTAAAGGAAAACACCGATGAGTAACAAAGATTTCATTGAAAAAGCAACACAAACAGTAATCAATTACTTCAACAGTCATTCAGATGTTACAGATAAAAACAACAAAATCACTGATGAAGATGTTTATGTAGTATGGCTTTCAAAAACATTACAGAACAATAAGGCTATGCTGAGTACTACTATTCCAGATGGAATGTACTACGAATTCACCTGGAATGGTGATAAGAACGAAGGTTATTTAGATGTTTATAAAAAATGGGAAAATATTACTGTCCGGTGTGAGGGAAGTGTACAATGAAAAAGTTGATAAGATCTTCTAGCGATATAGGACTAACTGTGTATAGGTCTAATACAGTTCCTATGTTTGATTATAGATCAATTCCGAATAAAGCAGATCTGGGGATACATTGTGGAAGCAAATTATCAGCGTATGTAGTTGCTACACATTACAGTCAGAAGTCCTCTTTCATAGACGAATTAAAAATAAATCCAACTAACATATTAGATTCGGAAGATTGTGACGGTAATTGGTCTCAGCCATCTAGTATAAACAGTATGAAGCTTCCTAGGAACACGAGAGAAGAACTGATACGTCGTGTGTTAGATTCAGGCGAATCTGTAAGAGACGTTCTGTTAGATATGGGATATGACTGCATACGGTACATAAATGATATAGAGGATGTTGGAGATTACAGTTATATCATACTAGATACATCTATAATTTCTAGTGTTAAGAACAATGCGACAGTTAATTTTAGAGGGCTATTTGGCAGTAATTTAAGTCAAAAGCGAATAGACGACCTAACTAATTCTGATATGATATACATGACGAATGGTATGTATGATGTAGGTATCGCATATTATAGGGGGAGCGTATATTCGGATGGCCAGTATGAAGTTGAGGGTGAGATAATTTGTAATCTAAACTTCAACCATAAATACATGCCGGGAGATATAACAAACATGTTCACACATTCCGATGAGATTGAAGTTGTAACTAGTATTCCAGATATTTTTCGATAAACTAATTATAAGTAGCGGAGGTTTAGTTCATGTTCGGATGTAATATTATCACAGTCGAGTCTTTTGTAACACCATTATATTTTATTGAGGAGGGAAACTATGAAATTATTAGCAAAAGTAGAAACTAATGGGTTAGCTTCTAAACAAAACAGAGAGCTGCTTGAAGAACTTGCAGGAGATATGCTCTATGAAACTTGGGACAACTATCCTGAGTACGATGAAGATGATGCATACAATTCTACACTTGACCATGTTGTATTGGTGATAACAGAGATGGATGAAGATGGAATGTATTCCAGTTTACTTCCGTTTGCAAGTCATGATAATGTAGACTTCTGCAAGTTTATTAAGTCTTACGTCTCAAATCATTATGATGACTATAGATGGTATGCTGATTAAGTTTTAAATTAGAGGATTCATCATGTTATTTAACAAATCAAACATCATTACAGTAGAACCACATGTAACACCTTACAAAGATGTACTCAAAGGTGTTGATAAAGGCAAGATACTTCAGCTAGAAAACGGCGATGGAATACGATACAAAAATCAAATTGTCGTAAATGTTGTAAAAGATAACTTCGAAAACAACACTATTCAACTGACAGCTATTGGACCTGTTGTAGTGGAAGACGACGGCAGAAAATTCTTCAACATAGACGTTTACAAAGTTTCGGAATGTAAAGATGATCCGAAAGGTAAATGGGAATTTGATACTCATGTTGTCTGTTTTTAACAATCTAAGTATAACTGATTGATATAGGTGATAAATATGAAACGAAGAGTATATTCAAGTTATTCTAGATATGATTACATGGACATGATAGATGATATCATAAGACAAACAGGTAATCGTGAAGAAGTAGAAGAAATCTTACACAATCATAATGCAAGTGAAGACGATAGTAATCCCGAGGAAGGATACTACGCTTCTATGTCAGAAGATGATCTGAAATCAGCATATCAAGAAATTTTGAAAAGTATTGAATTAGATCCGGAATCTGATCCAGAATCTTACTACTATTCATTATCATCACGAAATGACACAACTGAATATGAACAGGGTTGGCTAGACGGATACGAAGCTTGTTTGAATAAGAAGTGGTAAATAATGAACTATATATAAATTTGATTGAATTGAACCAAGAAAAGTTCATTAGTAGTCAAACACATATACACGTTGGCCGCAGTCATAAACAGGGAGCCATCCATTTTCAAGCATGAGTTCTTCATTAGAAGTACCCTTACCATAATCAGTTCCAAACAGTTGATCATAGCCGCGAGCCCTCAAAAGGTTTGCGGTTATTCTTTTTGTTGATTTAGACCAAATCTCTTGTGGAGGGGTTATTCGTTTGAATTTCATTCCTATCTTTTCATAAACATCGCCTCTGAACTTAGATCTATCACAGTATGAAATAATAGAAGATAATCCATATTCTGAAGTAGCATAACTGAATAGTCTACTAGCGCCCCCAACAACCTTAACACCTGGCTTAGTACATAGCCTCATAAGCTCAACATAGTATTTCTTGTCATATCTAGATTTACCGAAAGTCATTAGCTCAACTAACTCGTTTTCGTAAACAAGTCCAAGATAAAGAAGCTGTCCTCTACAGGTTCCCTGAAGGTGATTAAGAGTGAGGAACTTATCGCCAACATCTTTATTTATTCTATATATATCACAATTCCTTGCATATATTCTTCTCTCAACGGGCCTAATCAAATCAATGACTTTACTCCAATCATCCCAGTCCCATACATGAATACACCTGTATCCGTTTTTCTCAGCTAGGTCTGTTTTATCACGATGGTAGTATCTGTCAAGTCCTTGTCCCCAATGATTTTTAAATGAATTGTGTGTATAAGATGGATCAATCTCTATCAGTATTTTGCTATCTTCTATCTGCAGATCAAAAGACTTGTTCCCTAATACAAATTCAGTGTTTGTGGCCACTCCTACATCCTGTAATCTTTGTTTGAACCTTAAATTTGTTTTGGATACAACATCTCTGTTAGCCGATATGCAGTTCGGTGTAAAGCAAGCAAAGGGGACACCCCATCTTTCTGTATTTGTTTCTACTTTTCCAGGTATCTGTAATGCGTGTTTAACACCATATTTCTTAAACATAGAATCATGGAAGTTCTTCTGAACCTTATCACTCTGCATAGGATGTTCTGTCCCGTACTTAGCTAAACTCTGTCTCCTCATCTTCTCTCGAGTACACTCTGAAGAACATGTCGTAATCTTATCGTTATAGTTAGATATCGTCCTAATAAATTGTTTTCCGCATATTTCGCAATTATCATAATGTGTGTCATCGCATGTTATCTGAGATCCAGAATGCGGTGTAAATAATTTTCCGCAAAATATACAAGTCCGCTTCTTGAATTTACTCTGTCTCAATTTATGAGAACATTCGGTTGAGCAACATTTAGGCGGCCTAGAAAAGTCGTTATCTATCATCTTAACCGGTTTTCCGCATACAGGGCAAGGTCGATAGTGTTCACGATTGCAGTATATTTTTTGTGGGCTATTAGTTTCAAAGGGTTGACCACAATGTGCACATATCTTAGTATACTTCAAAGTACTGTACCTCCATTATTATAAAATTGTAGTTCAATTAAATATAAGATAAATATAACAAGAAGTCAATGTAATGAATCTTAAATAATAGTGTAATCCAACATAACTACAATAAGGAGGTGTCCATTTATGTTTTCACCGTTATTTATGGGAACAAATCATATGTTAGGCGTGGACAATTTTGTTCCGCTAACAACCAATAATTTTGAAGTAAGGATATATAACATGGACGGAAGTTCTCCATCGGAGTTTTCTGATCTTCTTACACTGTCTACAGACGAAGTAGGAAATGTCCAGGAAGAGCAAGACAGTATCGTTGTCCATTATGGTAATGGTCTGATCAAATTTCCGTCCAAGGTTACATTTGCAGATGTTGACTGGACGCTTAACTGCTATTGTGAGCCGAATGTACTTGAGAGTCTTCGTGCTTGGAGACGTCAGGTCTACGACCCGGATACAGAGAGAATGGGTCTGCCATCTGAGTATATGCGCCAGGTCTTCTTCATCAAATATGATGGTCAGGGAAATGTTAGAGACGTAATCCGCTGCCCAGGAACTTGGATCGGTGCTCTTGATAACGGAAGCATGAACCAGACTGGTGGAGATGTCGTAAAAGTACGCGTACCATTCGTAATATCTAGAGCTATTTACATGAAGCCAGAGGACTTGAGATAATATGAAATTGTATGTAAAATCAGGGTCTGAATCTATATCTAGATTATATAGAGCAGAGAGACAAGTTAGGAAGTTTATAGAAAACTGCTTCTATGAGGGTGGAAAAAACTTCGTCGACCCTAACATGAGATGTAATCAGATTTATTCTGACTGGTACAATTCTGGTAGAGACGAACCGTGGTATTTATATGTATACAATCATCGAGATGAAATATTTGATGATTATGTAATGGATAAGATAGTTAGGTCAAACTTCTCTGAAGAAGAGAAGGATCACATGAGTGACTACTATCATAGTTTGTCCTCTTCAGATTACAATCGACTTTTATTCTTAAAGAGAGATTCTAGTCCTAGAGGTGTCAAGGAGATGGCTCGTCGTCTAAATCTCGATAGGTAGGAGATAGAGAGGACTTAAGTAACTATGAAAATATATATACGTGCAGCTTCCGGATCAGGTCAGATATCTCCAGGATCTCTTAGTCCGGGACAGCTTGTAAAGGACATGTCAGAATTGCATCCACAGGTCGTTGTTGTTAAATCTGTAGAGGATCTCGGGAGGGGATTGTACAGCGTCAAGTTTGAGGACGGAAGCGAAGGAACCTACGATGCAAACGACAAATTTGAATTAGTAGATAGGCCAGAAGGCGATACATACACCTATAGAAATTTATATGATTTAGTTATAAAGAGCAGCGATTACACGCTTAAAACTAGACAAGATAAGGTTGTTCGTCTTGCTCAGCTTATTTTTCGCAGAGGTTACGAAGGTAGGACAGATTATTCTGAAGAGGATTCTGTTGTGTTTGCATTGGAGCTATATGAGGATATGACAGGAATCTACTGGGATCCAACTAGAGAAGAATTTGACGATATGGTTTATTCAGTTTACTAGGAGATGATGATATGAATCTTTTAATGAATGATGCGCTTAAGCG